AGTAACGACCTTAGAGCCGTAAACTTTCAGACCGCGTACTTGATCGCCGAAAGTGCTTTCCATGCGGACAGTTTCAGTGTTAGTGAACTGTGACGCGAAGGACAACGCTTTTGGGTGACCGGCTAGAACGTGAGTGAAACCCGCGTCGGCGCCTGCTGCTGGCTTGTAAACCATATTGCTTTGGAAAACCTTGAAACGGTCAATCATGCCAACCAAACCGTTACGGAGAGGTGAAGTAGCATCGCCAGTCAGGTAAGCCTGACGCAGCTCTGACTGCTTAAGCATAGAGATGTACTCTGGAGATAGGACGATAAAACGACCTTCTTCAGGGATGTTCAACTCATCTAACTGCTTAGACATGGTCAAGATGTTTTCGAGGATGTTGGCGGTAGTTACATCAGTCTGTGCGCCGATAGTAGTAGCACCAGTTACAGCACCAGCAAGAACTTCGGTTTCAACAGCAATACGCATACCTTCAGAGGCATCAGTAGATGCGCCGTCAAGCATGTTGATGTCAGCCTGTGCTGCCAGTACGTCGTCTACTTTAAAGCTGTAGTACTTAGCTTTATCGATAAGCATTTCGATTTTAGCAGTATTAAGCTCTTGAGTAGTGATAGTACCCGAGTAGTCATTGATCGTTACAGCCGGAACTGTACGGATAATAACTTTGTCGCCTTGACCGGAGATTTCACCCTCGTAGTCGGTGTTGCTGATTTCGGGCAAGATTGACTTGCTGTAAAACTTAGCCTGAAGGAGTTTGGAAAACACCTCTGGGATAAAGTTAGCTTCTGATGTAGCACCCGTTGAAAATTGTGAAAAAGACATTTTATTACCTCACAAGAGATTAGCGGCGTATCGATCCACTTTCCATTGCCTTGAGTATTTCTGTTTGATGCTTTTCAAACGTCTTGTTTGGCATCCTCATAATCTCATCGACAGTCCAGTATTTCTTATCGCCCTTTAAATTAGACTTTCGAGCCTTGGGCATCTTCGGTTCTGCAACCGATTTTGCTCGCTCTAAAGCCTGCTCTTGCAGCGTAGGAGCTGGTGCGCCCATGTCAGTTTTAAACCTAGTAAGGACAGTGTTCACATCATTAGAAGACCCTTCTTGTATCCAAGTCTTCGTTTGAGAATCTGCTTCCTCTAACCAGTTCAACCAGTCCGCCGTATCAATAATTTGATCGACATCAGGGTGTACCGTCCGAATCCGCTCAAAGTGCTCAGCTTGCGCCTGCTCTTGAATCTGTTGATATTTACTCTGTTCTTGCTCGGCTAAAGCCTCTTTGGCTGCGCCAACTTCATCCTGTGTTCTCTTCAACTCGTCAAGTAAAGGTCCAGCTAGATCGGGGTAATCTTCCCTTATCTGAGCCAGCTTACTTTCGTCTTTCGAAGACTCCACAAGTTGACCTTTCAACTCAGTAATACTTCTGATCAGGTCGGCATTTTGCCGCTTCAAGTCAGCAGTTTCCTGCGTTGCTTTGGTCATTCTCGCCTGTGCGCCCTTCATAGCTTTCTCGGCTTTTTGCAAAGCCAACTTCAGTTCAGAGTCATCGCTGCGTACCGACTCTTCATCTGTGTCCTCATCCGCCTGAACTTCAGCCATATCCGTGGGATCGGGGGCTTCTACTTGCAACTCTTCGGGTTCTTCTGGGGTATCCTCTAGAGGTTGATCCGCCTCTGGGTTCTCAGTCCTACCTTTAGTCATTTGCTCGTACAGTTCTCGTGCTTCAGCTTCCAGTCGCGCTGGGTCATTTCTCTTTGACATTGTTATTTCCTTCGAGTCCCACATTGGGATATTCGTTAGTCTATTGCGGATATCCTTATAGGGGTCCGCGCTTTGTCTAGAACGGCTTTTGCCGCGTCTTCAAGGTCAAGCATGAAGCGAAGCTCTAATAGCCTGCCCTGCTCGAACCTAAAATTTGTCTCATCTGCTTTTTCTAACAACGCCTGAGCGCTGTCGAATCTGGCTTTAATTAAGTCAGAAAGGAGCTGCCATTCCGGCGTCAACCTGAGGCGGAGGACCGCCTGCGCCTGCTCCTTGTTGCATTTGAGCTTGCTGTAATTGCTGCTGTTGCTGCTGTAATTGCTGCTGTTCAAGAGCTACTTGCTCCTCAGTCTTTATAATATCGTCGGGTTCAATATCCATACTGGAGGCAATATCTCTAAGCAGCTGTGTGCGCTTAATAACACCGCTCTGGTCTTCACCAACAATGGACAGGAACTGAAGCAACCTTTGGCTTTGGATCTCTTTCTGAACAAGAGACGTGCTGCCTCGTGCAACAATTCGAAGGTCACCCTTTGACTTCTCGTTAGTTCCGAACTCCATATTGAAGTGGAACAAGCTCTCAATCATTGGCTCAATCAAGAAGTCATCAATGTTTTTGATCGTGCTCTTTAGTGCAATGTTTGCCGCACCCATAAGCATCGACATACCGGTAGCTGTTTTGTTAAGACCCTGAGTCTGCTCACCATGTGTGTAGCTTGGAAGCGACGTGGTCTCGTCAGCGAATCGACGGAATATCTCTACAATCTGGTTCAGTCCGTTAGCATTTGCTACTGGCTGATACCATCTGACAGCAGGCATAGATCCGTCTCCACCTTCGCGGAGAAATACTCTCCAAGGGTGGATGTCGGTCGGGTCTTCTCCTGCTGCTAGCAAGTCGGTGTTTACCTCAACCATAGGACCAGAAGACAACGCCATGTTGTCCAGCCAGATCCGTGTTGCGGTATTCATAGTTCCCTGCGAGTCACGCATCATTCGCGGTACGCCTGTACCCCAGAACTGGTGCGGGCTGCGCTCATAAGGGAAGATGTGGTATGGCATCTTGTATCCAGCTATAGGATTCAACATGACCTTTAATACTTTGCCGTCGCATACCCATACACAAGCCGAGTAGTCATCTGACAAGTCAGAGCCTTCCTCAAGCTCAATGCCGTGCTCTTCAAGCTCGTAACCGTCTACTGTCCCCCAATACTCCATAACAACGAAGCGGTTGGATTCAGAGTTCTCGTTAATACCTGCAATTCTTCGGCGGGTAGTTTCGTGATCCTCTTCAGTGTGATTGCCACTGCGGTGAATCTTAAGGAGATACTTAACCATCTCGCCGTCAAACTGCGGAAGATCAGCTAAGTCTCTCATCTGTCTACGAGTCAGGACATGACGACGGAACAAACCATCGCAATCATCTAGCGTAGTGCAATATGGATCTGGGTATAGATCAAAGATGCTGACGCTCTCAACTTCCGGAGCAACAGTTTCGACAACATTTAACGTGTAAGCTTGCTCACCTGTCTCAGGGTTTAACACCTGAGAGTAGGACTGCTTCTGATCTATACGTACAGTGCCTGACTTAACAGCACCGGAGCCAAAGATACACGCTTCAAGCATGCTTTCTTTTAGCTTCATTTCCGCGTTGGTCTCAACCAGTTGATCTTCAATATCAATGGTCATGGACTCAGCGGCTTGCTTTGAGATTTCTTGTTCTAGCTCTAGAAACTCTCCCTCTAACTCTTCCATTCGGGCGGCGACCAAGTCCTGATTCATCATAGGATCTTGACCACTAGCCTGCATGATCTGATCCATAGCCATCTGGCGCATTTGCATCGCCTTCAGAGGATCGATCTGCGGAACAGGGGTTGGAGTTACTGAGAAGAAAATATCGCCGTGCTGAAACAACAGGTCAATGATTCGGCTGTAAGCAGCCATTACTTTTGTTCTTGTTAGCCCGACGAATACTTTTGATCGCGATCCAGATGCAGCGTTTAAACGTGCAAGGACATCAGGCTCATAGATACCCTGATACTGGCGCAAGTCTTTTAGCCACTCGTTTTCTGTTTCTTTACGAGCGTCTTTATACTCTTGGAATGTACCGGCGAGGCGAGACCCCAGACTCTGCATGCTCTGCGCTTGCGTACCGTCTGCTTCCTTCTCAACTACCTCGTCTTCATCAAACTCAGCATCATGCATAGATTAATAGCCCGTCACAGGATCTAGCGATTTAAATCGTTTTTGTATAGTCCGGTGCCGAGGTCTCGGCATAGAAGCAAGTCCATGCAAGGCAATGGCATACGCCATCACCCTGTCATCATAACATCCATTTTGGGAATTGTAACTTCCTTTATCATCAATGATATAGGTTCGCAACTCATTTAGTAATTCGATGTCTGCAACGCCACTTTCGCCCTGTCTTAAGAGTGTTGCAAGGTTGTCAACGATGAGCGGCTTAGTCTTACTGGTAGTAAGGAAACCCCCACGTTTTGTCAAGCGATCTCCGTAGGCGCCATCGACCGAACTCTCTACAAATAGATTTGCATATCCCAGATCTTGTATTTTTCTGAGCGTGCCTAGACCGTGGTTGTTTCGCTCTACTACTATATATGCATTGTTATACCGCTTACCCAGCATCGCAACTAGAGCGCCATAATCAAAAGGATCGATGTGCCCGTGCCAGCAAGCAACCTGATTACCCTTAGAGTCTAGAACCTGAGCACAGCTGTAATCGCCATAGGCGAGACCTTCCGCAACATCCACACCGATGACATAGTTCTCTTCTCGGAGAGGCGGATACCACTCCTGATAGTTGCCGTGTTCTCGCGGTATCAAGGTGCCATCAATGATGTCGCCATAAAAGTCTGCGGTGTAGCAATTACTTTCACATTGAGATATCGCGGTCTCTTCAACGAAACACCGACCGGAGGTCAAAAATGCTTCCAGCGGGGTACTAGGGTATTCCTGTCTAAAGAGATCAGTGCCACCTAGCTCGTCGAGTTTTGCGCGCCTAAATGAAAGCTGCTCGTCGTCTAAATTATATTTCTGGGCAAGCTCATACTCTTCGGGGGTGGCTACAAAGTACGGCGAAACTTTTTTTCTGTACTCGGGCATCCAGTACCAAGGAATGAAACACGTAATCCACTCGGACTCTCCGCGTAGCGATTTCATGACCTGATCGTAGAACCAACCGCCCGCCCCGTTCGCCGTGCTTTCTAGTATTACTTCAGTGTTGTATCCGCCGACGGTCTGCAATAGACCCGCGACTATGTCTGATCCTTGAGGGTAGAAGGCAACCTCTGATCCGTGGACGAATCTGTTTGTTTGTCCTCGACCAGTCTGGGTAGACCTTGCGGTTCCAACCCGATATCGCGAGTTGATCTCATCAAATACGAGCGTTGACGCCGACTGAGAAGCGAGCGGAGGTTTGAATGCTGGATGCGGGACATTGTCATAGAAATATCGGACCATATTGAAAATAGCGTTAGTAGATTCTGCAAGGTGCGACAGTACAAACGCGTTAGCGTTTCGATTTTGCGTGACCTTCCAGAAGTTTCTGCCCTGCGTGTAAGTAGATATGCCGGTTTGGCGGGCTTTCAGGACCAATGCACGGATGTTTCCCTGTTCTTTTAGCTGTTTTTCGAGCATGTTATGGACGTATAACTGTGCTGCGTTGAGCACAAAAGGCTTGGATTCGCCCTCTTTTGTCACGATTCTTAGTACATTCTTGCTGTATAAGGGGAAGTTGCCCTTAAACTTGCGAGCTATATCTTCAATTTCCACTGTTATTCACCACTGCACGGCACCACCAGACAAAGTCATGGTCTGTAAGTGTGCATCTCATCAAGTTTACTCGGGAACAAACCAACCTTACGTTGCCTTCGGTATAGCCCTGAGCTATATCTATGCGGTCTGGGCTTGCTGAAAGATCTGACTGCTCAGTTGTTATGTGCATTGGTAGGTTAGAAATGGCGCAAATACCTCTCTGCTGCTCGTATAACAGCAGTAAATAGTCAAGGGAGACTATGTCCCCGCTATATTTTTTCGCCTTGTGTCGCTGTTTAAGACTGGTTAAACGCAGTTGCAAGAAGCCACGGAGGCTTGCGTTATATCGAGTTTTATTTCCTAGCGACTTACAAGCCCTGCACTGACGTCTATTTGCAGACGGGAAATCGTCTACAGTTTTGACAATCCCGCATGAGCTGCATGCTTTACTATCAAGCGCCACTCTAGATCCCTCGTAAGCTTCTCAAAATGAGCGACTGCTTTACGACTATTGCTTACAGCTACTCGATCAGCCATGAGTCCTGTACCAAGTCCAATGCAACCCTGAACATCCTTCGGGTAATTAGCGGCGTGAATAAGAATCCACGTTCGATTTTCTACTTCCTTAACATGCCAAGTCTCGCCAAATCTGGGGGAGTCCCGCCATCCAGTCAGATAGTTACCCTCAGGGATACATGAGACGTTAGGCGCGTTATCAAGCCAAGGGCGCTCAATGGTATAGAAGCGCTCTCCCGCAAGATCTATGACGCCCAGCGTACCCTCAGGGTGGTAGGCAAACCGCTTTAGTTCGACATCAATCATTGTGGCTGGGCACTCGCTTTTCAGCCCTAATAGACTTTCTATCGTCCCGCTCTGGTTTTTTGTCTTTCCTAAATATGCGGTCGAAACCTTCATTAAACTTAGAACTGTCTTGAGGACGGCGATTATCACCCTTGCCATATAACGTCTCGCGTGAATTTTTCATTTCTTCTTTGCAGTCTTCGCTGCCCTCCTGACGGCTTTGGCGGTCGCCGCGACTTTGGCTTTTGCTACACCAGCTTTCGTATATGCAAACTTCTTACCGTTGACCATTGGCATGATTAGATACCTTCTTCTTTATCTTCGTGAATAAACCTGCTGTGCTTTTGGAATGCATCGCACTTATCGCACCACACCTTGACCCGAGCTGGCTCAACTGCGTATGGACAAATGCATACATTTTTTTCTGTATATTTTTTTGTATTTTTTTCTATAAGTGATTGGATATGTCCCCCCCCCTAATCGACGAGGTGCAGATGCACTTCAGTCTCCTCAGAAGCCTCTATAAGCGTGTATACCGCCTCTTCCACTTGAGAGGATAAGTAGTACAGGTGATCACCGAATCGCAGGGAGGTGACGATTGGGACGATATAAGCCTCAAATGTGAACTCATCCATGTCCAAATAGTTACATGCCGTAACACGATGCATTAATAGTTGCTTCATTTTTTGCCTCGGTACTCTCATAAGACCCGTCGGGGGTCAAAATATGCTGTTATTTACTTACATCACCCCCATGGAACCACACCACAGAGCCGTCGCCAGCTGTCAGAAACTACCCCCCCCACCACCTACCTTTTATTACCTGCGATATGCCTGATGAGCTACTGATTCGAGGGATAGCATCCTGCCTAGATACTACCTACCTAGTGCATGTCATTGTTTTGTAAGTGGATCTCGCCTTGAATCTCTCCAACGTCGTCGTCTTCAAGGTCCAAGTCAGCCAAAAAAGCCCCATTAAACTGAACAATCTCCTGTTTTTCTGGAGCAACCCAACCCTCAGCCTTGAACAGCTGTTCGATGGCTCGTAAGCGGTCAGAATCCTTCTCTGCTGCCGTTCCGAGAACCTCCAGCCGACTCACCCACTTAGCCCTTCTATCCTCTGATTCCTTGCTCATATTCGCCCTTATAGCCTCAATTGATGCCTTTACACCAACATTCACTAACAAACGCGGTCCCTGTACATTGGGATGCGTATATCCTGCTAGCTCTGCTGATCTGGTCGCGTTGCCTGTTTCGGTGTAGTACTCGACGAACTTCTGCTGCCTGAGATTGATTGGCTTCACTGGTTCGGTTGTCTTGCTCTCTATGTGCATCTGTTACATCCCCCTTAGGAGAGGTCGGTATTAGGGTGAGGTTTGATTTTTCCCGCCCTACAAAAATTTGCCGATAACCGTAATGGCTGCGGCGAATAGAATCCAAGCCGCTCGCTCTACCACCATGCCTCTGCCTGCTGCTCTGGCGACGGTTGTCTCTGTGTCTCTGATGTTGCCCTCTAATAGATCGAGCCGGACCTCGTGACGATCCAGCCGTTTATGGCTACTGACTAGCCGCTCATCTATTCGAGCCAATATAGCGACGGTATCGGTCAGCTGGTCGAGCTTTACCTCAATTCGGTCGAATCTTTTCTCAATATCCAATTGCATACCGCCAGCTCTGTGTCTAGGAGGGTTGAACCTCGTTTATATGTGCTGAAATTATACCACCAATGACAATTAAATGAATTATTTTCGTCTGTAGGTGTTGACAAGGGTATCCCCTAGAGATTATGGTGCAACCATCAAG